ATTTCTTCAACACGATCTGCGTTGATACCACGGATACTGATGTGAATGCGCTTGTTGCGGCATTCCTCAACAGGATTTATCAGGAAGGCATGTTTGGCATTGGCGTTCTTGTCACTGCACAGACCGATTCCCTTGCAACACGTATGGCAGCTGCCGCGGCGTTCAATGCATGGAATATTGTCTATCCGATCAATGCTAGCGGCAAAGCAGGAGCCACAACTCTTTCCGACTATCAGGTTGCTGCATACCTCGCAGGCCTTATCGCTGCTACGCCGTCGAGCCGTTCCATCACACACACTGTGCTGAATCGCTACACGGAGATCGGCGAAGCGATGACCAACAGCCAGATCGAGGCCGCAGAGCAGTCCGGCTGCCTTGTGCTTTCAACAAGCAGCGCCGGGGCCGTTTGGTGCGACAATGCGATCACCACTCTGATCACCCCGGATGCCGATCACGACAGTGGGTGGAAGAAGATCCGCCGCGTGAAGACAAGGTTCGAGCTGATGTATCGTGCAAATTCCGTAGCCGAGCAGCTTGTCGGAAAGGTGAACAACGACAAGAACGGCCGCGCTACGATCATCACGAACATTCAGGCTGTTTGCAATGACATGGTGAACGAGGGCAAGCTTCAGTACGCGAAGGTGACGGAGAGCACCAAGATTGAAGCAACCGGCGACACCTGCGGATTCGACATCGATGTCATCGACCTTGATTCCGCTGAGCACATCTATCTGATCTACTACTATCGGTTCAGCACCGTAGTAGCGTAAAAAGGAAGGAGGAATAGTCAATGGGTATGAATACAAGAGCTGGCACAGATGCCAGACACAGCCGCGCAGGAAAGGATGCTTCCCTCTTTGATGGTGAAGGCAACATTTTTGCACAGGTAGATTCCTTTTCAGTTACTGCTTCATTCAACAACTATGAGTACACCCCTCTCGGCCAGAACCGTGTGCTTGAGGCCAACAATATGGTTGGCGTCAAGATCTCTATCTCCGAGATCGTTGTTCTTGATGGCGACCTTTTCATGCATGTTATGGATGCGGTCCAGAACGGCGAGTCCCCGGTGCTTGTCTTCCAGGGTGTGATCGAAGGCAGAAACGGATCTCAGGAGCGTGTCGTGTATCGCGAGTGCCTCCTTTCCGGAGACTGCGACATCCAGAATGTCACTACCGGTGACGTGATTAAGCGCAGCTTCAACCTTCACTGCAATGGTGCGGTTGAGAATACATCCAACCTCACGATCTGATAACCTGTAACCTGATTACTGAAAACCTGATTGGCTCCCCGGAGATTCTGGGGAGCCGTATTTTTTAGAGGAGGAAAACGATGGCACAACTCGAAATGAAACTCACAGACAACAATATTACCGAAGAAGAGCGCGAAGAAAACAGACAGGACATCATCCGTAACGAGGATGATCTTTTGGCCAGCCTGCTTGAGGCGGCAGATTTCTCTGACACAGAAATCAAGGAAATCCAGATTATCCGTAAAGGAAAACTTTATTTCTCATTCCGGATCCATCCGATCACAGAGGAAATGCTGAACGATATTCGGAAGAAGTACACGAAATATGCTAAAAACCGCAGACAGGGGACAAAGGTTGCCGAGGAGCTCGACACCCCGAAGTATCGGGCATCCATGATCTACAATTCCACGATCGAAGAAGACCAGAGAAATGTCTGGGATAATCAGAGGCTGTGGAAAGGCCTTCAGCAGAAAGGGAAGGTCATCATCAATGCGCTCGATGTCATCGAGGCTCTGCTCCTTCCTGGTGAAAAGGATCGTGTCATGGATATGATCGATGAGATCAACGGCTACGGTTCTGAAGAAGTGAAAATTGATGTAGCAAAAAACTGATACTGGCCGGCGGTAAATCGACGCTACTGCATCAGATATTCCAGCGGCAAGGACTAATGCCGCACGAAGTAATGGCGCTTCCCTCCGGGGAACGCGCCTTTTTATATGCGTCGACGCTGATCCGGCTTGAGGAATACAAGAAAACAGACTGATAACGAGGGAGGTGACAATGGATGTCAGCAGAG